TCTCTGTATTGATAGTCGTTTGGCCAGGAATAGTTACAACAAAAAGTTTTTCCATCGTTGCTAACTAACGGTTCATAAGTTTGTTGAGCCATGCAAGGATAGCCTTCGCTACTTAATTTAAGGTACTGAGACCATTTCAATTTCAAAATCCTCTGTTAGATTCAAGGTGCCTATGCCAATCATTGTAGTTTTAAATTTAACTACTTCGCCTTCGAAAGAAAAATCTTTAATGAGATTAAAGCTGTTTGTACGATTTAACCAAGGACCAACGATGTTATCAAATTTATATCTATAATCATGCTGAGGCCTTTTGGGTCTAATAGTAACATCGACTAGATTAGTCATAGTGGTTGGCACCAACAATTTTCTTACTACAAGCTGTACTCTATTATACGAACCAAAATTAGTTGCAACATGAATCTTTCCTGCATCCATTTCGTACCAATAACCGTCTTGTTCTAGAAGATGTATGACATCATTGTCTAGATCTATTAGATAACTGCGCTCTCCTTGTAGGCTTAGATGATATCTGTTATCAATATCAGCATGAGCCATATATGTAGTACCAGGCTCCATTACAATCACTCGTGCTTCACCGTGTTCTATAGGCAAAGATTTAAGAAGTTCTTCCCAAATAGTTCCTACAAACTCAGGTTTTATTTCCCAACGATCATAGAAAAAATTACCAGTCGGCTGATTTAGGGTTGTTTTGGTTTTGGCAAAATCAATCGTAGAAGTTTTAATGTCGGTGCTGTATTCAGTTCTAGTAAGCATACGGATATTTACGTCATAAGTAAAGGTATGGAACTGTTCTTGAACCCCCGATGGAAGAGAATAGGTATCAGTCTAAGCGGTGGAGCAGACAGTGCTCTACTAGCATATCTTATTTTAAAAGAAACTGACGCAGATATCTATTTTACAACACAAATACGAATGTGGAAAACTCGTCCTTGGCAGCGTTATATTGCACTAGGTGTGGTTCAATGGTTTAGAAATCATTTTCCAAACCGTATAGAACATATTGAAGGTTTCATTCCTCCTGAAATGGAAGAACCTCATACAACATATATCACAGACCAATATGGTAAACTAAAACCAGGCAATAGAATCATTCTTAGATCTCACAATGAATGGGTCGTACATTCCTATAACTTAGATGCTTGGTATGCTGCTGTTACAAAAAATCCTCCAGATGTTTCAGGCGGACTTGTAGAGCGTGATGAAGGTGTATTACCCTTACACATGAAGCACATGGGTGTTGATATCTGTCACCCGTTTGCATATACTACTAAAGATTGGATTGTACAAACATATCACCAATGCAAGATCCTAGACTTATTTGATATCACTCGAAGTTGTGAAGGTGAATTCCAAGATATAACATACGAAACATATACACCAGGACAACATGTTCCTACTTGCGGAGAATGTTTTTGGTGTAAAGAAAGAGAGTGGGCAATTGAACAGTCAAAGTAAAACATTTTGTATGCATCCTTTTACAGGACTAGCAACTAGGGAAGATGGGGCTGTTAAAGTCTGCTGTCGGAGTGCACCAATAGGCCATATAAAAGATAATAGCTTGGAAGAAATTTGGAACAATGAAACCATACAGCTTGTTCGTAAACAAGTGTTGAGTGGACACCGTCCAGAAGTTTGTAAACCCTGCTTTGACTTAGAAGACCAAGGTGTTGAAAGTCTGCGTCAGCGTCATATTAATGGCATTATTCCAGAAGCACGTATTAACTTGTATCCTGATACACCACTACAAGAAATTATGCCGTTTGAATTTCCCACTATGGAAATTAAACTCAACAATTTGTGTAATTTAAAATGTCGTATGTGTAACCCGTTAGACAGCACTAACTGGACAGACTGGGATAAAGTTGTTCCATTTTACAAGAAAGAAAATAATTATCTTGTTCCTGCCATCGAAGGATTAGTAGATAAACCAGGAAAATACATAGGTGCATTTGACGATACCGATAACTGGTGGACTAGCTTTGAAAAGTTACTGCCTTACTTCCGTCGTGTAGAGTTTGCAGGTGGCGAACCATTAATGGACCCGCAGCACTATAAGATATTAGACATGCTCAAGCCATATGGCAAGGACATAGAAATCAAGTATGCTACTAACGGCACAACATTGGGAATTAGCAAAGGAAGAACCATACATGACTACTGGCCTCATTTTAGAAGCGTTGCCGTTAATGTCAGCATTGACGGCATTCACGATGTTTACAATTACATACGTGGCAACGGTGATTTTAATCAAATTGAAGAAAACATTAAAGAAATAAAAAAGATACCAAATGTAAGCCGAGTAGTCGGAGCATTCACAGCTCAGGCTGGCAACATACTACAAGCCGCAGAGTGTATCGATTATTTTATTAACAAGATGGGTATTGTATTTTACAGTCATCGTGTTAGTTACCCTAACTGCTTGTCAGCACAGGTATTGCCTAACGAGCTAAAAGCACTGGCAATCACAAAGTTATTAACAGTCAAATCTCAGATAGACGACTGGGATTCAATTAAAAAGAATTCGTTACTAGGGAAAGTAACACATCAGCAAATACAAGATAATATCAACTATCTTCAAGCCAAAGATCAATACAATTTGTGGCAAGACTTTTTAGATTTTAATTTTGCACTAGACTCTTCTCGAAATCAAAACTTATTAACCGTAGTTCCGGAGTTTAAGCCGTATGTATAAAGTAACCAGTGTGTGGCCTCATCAGGACCAACTGAAAGTAGAATGGAACATTGGCAAACGTTGTAACTATGATTGCAGTTATTGTCCTTCTTCTATACACGATAACTTTAGTGCGCATACAGATATAAATGTTTTAGAAGCAACCATAGATAAACTCTGCGAGCTGGGCAAACCTTTGCGTATTAGTCTGACAGGCGGAGAACCCTGTGTGCATCCAGATATAGAAGATCTATTAGAGTATTTTAAACGTAAAAATATATTCTGGGTTAATCTAACAACCAACGGAACTAGAGGGTATCGATGGTATTTGCAGCACGAAATGTTTTTTCATCATCTTGTTTTCAGTTTGCATTTTGAACAAGACTGGACAAGAATATTCGATACCATTATGAAATTCTATGACGAGACTGATCGAGACTTTTTTGTTAATGTGATGGCGCATCACAGTTACATGCACAACGTAAAAGTTGTTGTTAAAAAGTTTGATGAGCTGGGAATTAAATATGCCATTCGTAGAATACGTTGGACTGAAGGTGACCATAACGTATTCGACGATTTAAAATACGATGGCAAGGATCTAGAATGGATTTTAAAACACGACGCCACAGTTAAACCAAATTGTCGTATTGATGACAGTGAAGTCATACATAGCAATGATGTAATTAAACTCCACAAGAATCAATTTAAAGACTGGACTTGCAATGCAGGCATTGAAAGTTTAATGATTAACTGGGACGGTGAAGTTCATAGAGCAACGTGTAGAGTGGGCGGCAGTTTGGGCAACATATATCAAGGTACCTTTGTTGCTCCTGTAGAACCCGTAGTCTGTACTAGAGATTGGTGTACCTGTGCAGCGGATATTCCACTATCGAAGTGGCGCCCTGCTTAACAAACTTTGTTGCGTTCATTTCTGGTTGACAGAAACATCCTTGTTGTCTACAGGTTGTTTCTTTAATCGTAATAGATCTTTCATAATAGATTTGCTAACTCTGGAAATATCTTTTTAAAATCGGTTGATCTTAATAAATCCAGTTGTTCTATGTATTCTTTAAAATCTGGCAACTGAGCTGTGTGATCTTCTGCATCCATAAAGTCCAACACAGCTTGCCAGCGTTTCCAGCCGTAGGGATTTTGTTTCCAAAAGTCTTCGTCCTGTCTGTAGTTGGCATACAACCATGTAGCAAGATCTGCAAAGCTCTTGCGTATTTCTTCCTTGTCATGATCAGGCAAGCACCTAATACTTAAGAATGTCGGAATGTATAGTAGGTGCATATTGATAATTCCGCCGCCGGCTTGGATCCCGCCCGTTACATTTTCAAGATTAACTTTCTTAAAGTTCTGTGTAATCTTCCACTTGGCAAATTCAGGCAAGTGTTTAATGTTTAGTATCTGTATAGCAGTGGCAATGCTAACTTGTATGTTGTCAGGTGTGTTGTCTAGTTTGTGAAGGTTACGTTCGATAGTAGCCCAATCACTAGGATAGCGTATATACCAATTACGGTCACCGACAGCATCAATGCTGAATCCCACTTTAACTTTTTTAAATTTTTTCCATAGTTCAATAATTTCATCATCAACTAACAATCCATTTGTGTTATAGCGTACAAGGATCTTGTCTGCGTATCCTTGTCTAATAATTTCTTCAAGGAACAGTTTATGCTCTTTGATCAACAAAGGCTCACCACCGGCAAAATATACTTGTCTAAGGTTGGGGATCTGTGCATACATCTCTTTCCAGAAATCTGTATTTTCATGCCATTTGTTGTTAAATTCTTTTTTATCCCAACGCATTTGTTTTTTAAGAATGTCGCTTTTAAACAAAGGATAAATCTTTTTATGATCGCCTACCCATAGACTGCTGTCATGAGGACTACACATAACACATTTTAAATTACAGGTATGTCCCAACCGTAGGTCAAGATAAACTAACTTTTCAGGAACTGTTCCGTTGTCTTGGGTTTGTTCAACAAGTTCAGCAACATCGATATTTTCTTCAATCCACGAACCTGTTTCCCATATTCGTTTGCTAACAACTCCTTTGCTTTCTTCGTCAAAACATTTTTTGCAACTTGCCGGTATTTCTTCTTTTAACATTGTGGTTCTAACAGAACGCATGTATTCGTTATTCCATGCACTCATAGGAGTTTCTCGACCAAAATTAGCAGGACGACCTGATTCATTTTTAACCAATCCTATTTCATGATCATCACCTGCACCACTAGAATTTGCATTACAGCATAACCTCATATCTCCATTGGGACGTGTAGCAAAATGTATCCATGGCAAAATACAAAACGTATTACTTCCAGATAAACTTTCTATTTTACGTTGCCAGTGACCCAATTTGGTATCTTTGGGATGTAACCAATAAATTTTATTCATGACAATTCTTTGCACACACCCAAGGGCGTTGTTCTCCTACCCATAACTTTTCTAATTCAGGCCAATACACGCTATCAATAGCCCGATCATTTAAATTAAAAACTCCAATTTTAGAAAAATTAGTTTTTGTATCGTCGACCATTATATTTCTTAAAGTATGAATCGTTAAATCTTCTTTTAACGGGTGTTCAACCCAGTCCGAACCGACCCAGCAGCAGGGTAATACATTACCAGATGCATCTACATAAATTTCATTCCTGTTCTTGCATTTAGGAACTATGGTTGTATGATTAACCTGGTCTTGCCATTTACCGATATCTTGTTTAATTTCTTCTAAATTTATAAAAGATATAACAGCAAATTCTGGTCTAGTAGCTGGTTCAAGCGTGTATTCAATATTCCCTTGTTGATCCTCTACAGAAAATTCATCCATGTCATAAAATCTAGCTGTAGATTTAAAGTTTACTTTTGAAAAACCAATTTTTAACATTTCTTTTTTAAATTCTTCTGCTTCGTATTGATTGTGTTTAAAAATCAAACAATCAACAGTAGCATTACCGCCGGCCTCGATATATGCTTTTGCGTTCTCAATAATCTTATTCCAGTTTGTTCCTCTACGATATAAAACATGGCTGTCTGGAAATCCGTCAATACCGAAAGTTACTTCTTGATGGTCGCCCATAACTTTAGCCAAATTAGTCCACCACTTTGTGGATCTCGCACTTCCGTTTGTGTGTATAGAAAGTCTGGCGGTTGGATTACAGCTTCTTACATATTCAAATATTTCAAGACACTCCTGTGCAATAATTGGGTCACCGTAATTTCCGCAAGCATAAAATTTTTTTAATTGGCTGAGCCAGTCGGGATCAAACCATTGTTTGAATACGTTTAATGTAATTTCATTCTTGCCTACAAACGGCCTCTCAGCACCTCCTTTGTAGTTCCGAGCACACATTGGACAACTAGCCTGACACTTGTCAGTTAGTTCTATATGGAGATCAGTTGCCGTGGTTGGGTACATTAAGATAGACCCTTCTTTTCATTTCTATATTGTTTTTTCCAAATTTCTATAGTTGCATCAACACCTTCGTCAAGAGTTACTTTAGGAGACCACCCAGTTAATGCTGTAATAAGATTATGATTGCTGTTCAACCAATAAATTTCACCAGGCCTAAACAACTTAGTATGCCAATTAATTTGTCCATTCCAGCCAATTTTTTTGGCAATCATATCCGCATAGTCTCGAATTCTAATAGGATTATCAGGTCCAATAGTAAAAATTTTTCCATCATTAACGCTGTCTGGATTATTAATAACAGTTGTCCATGCATCTAATAAATCGTTAATAAAAATAAAATTTCTAAACGGATCAGCATACCCTAAATTGACTTCTTTAGGATTTTCTAACATCTGACTAATAATTTGTTCTGTAACAAAAAACTTGTTGTCTCTTCGACCATAGGAATTAGTTTGTCTAATAGCAGTAAAAGGTAATGAATAACATCTGTGAGCATATTCTAAATATTTTTCAACTGCGTATTTTGCCACAGCATAGGGTGCATTGGGATTTGGCACTGTATTTTCGTCAAACGCCACTGAATTGGTAAAAATTCCGGTTTGTTTTATTTCATCACTGATGGGTTGCCATCCGTAAACTTCCATAGTTGACGCAAATATAAAGTTTTTAAGATTTTTAACCTTAGCTGCTGCTTCAATTAAATTAATACTACCTACATAATTAATCTCGCTGAATGGGATTTGTTCGTAAAAACTTTGTTCAACTTCAGTTCTGGCAGCAAGGTGTACAATAATATCTGGCATAAATGCTGTAACTTCATGTTGCACTGATTTGTAATCTCTAAGATCACTTTTAAGATGATGAATCTCATAATTTTTTTCTAGGATCGGGGTCAAGTGGGATCCAATAAATCCAGAAGACCCGGTCATTAATAATTTCATTTTTTTCCTATGATCATGAATCTTGTATACAATGGCGTTTCAAGCTCGCCTGAGAATAACATTGTTGTTAATTGGCTTTGATCAATAAACTGTATCAAATTGTCGGCTGTCCTAACATGTTCGGGCATGTTATAGTTATTACTTTGCAGCACAAGTAGACTGGTATCCGGCATCCTGCTCAACCATCGGCTATATTGATCTTGAGTGATATGTTCGCAACTGGTGTTGATAATCACATCTGCATCGCTTGGAATCTCGCACATGTCTGCTGTAACTGCACGGAACCTGCCGGCCATTTCTTCTATTTTATTCATGTTGGTAGCAATAAACTCGCAACTAGGATCGATGTCAACACTACGAATATTCTTGATAGGCATATCAGTTTGAAATAGCATGCTAGCTAGAACCCCAACCCACCCACCATGGATGTCGATAGTAACAAATTTATTGATATGATTTCTTAGATTGGTAATCAGCCACTCTTTACTCTTAAGCTGACCTGACCAAAAGGCATCCATAGTACGCATGGGATCTGGACTTTGGCGGATGGCCTGCATCCAGTAGTGTAGATGTTCAGTGTTAATTTGCATAGATTGGAATTATCTTAGTAGTTGCAGATACTTGCTTCTTTGGCATATTAGTTTCAAACATGCACCAGCATTCGTTTTTATCACATTGGGTAGGACCAACTGTAGGCTTAAACTTTTCGATAAAGTCTGTGTCACGGAGACTGTATGACTGTTTATTTTTATACAGATTAGTGCCACAAATACCTCCTAGAGTTCCATCCATTCTGATAGCAATCCAATTTTCTCCAACTGAACATTCCCAGTCTCTGAATTTGTTCATACGTTCTAGAATAACAGTTTCTTCTCCTACTTTATGAACTTTATTATCAGTATCAACAAGACTAACACTGCTTCTAAAACTTTTATTGTTTAATAAAAACCATAAAATATTTGCACGTCTTGCTCTTAATTTGTCAAGAACCTTTTTTTGTGCCAAGGTATATGTTACATTTTTCTGTATTATTTCAAGATATCTAATGGCCCAACTATACTTGCTGGTCTTGAGATTATTAATAATGCCAATGCACTTATCCCATTCCATAGGATCCATTAATATTAGCGTGTTAACAATTACTTTCTTTTTATATAAAAAGTCGGCAACAGCCTTGACATGTTCTGGATCAGAAAATTCATGATGAACACTAATCGAAACATAGTCCACATACGAATATGTTTCCCCCCACCAATCTAATCCCTTACTTCCATTAGTTGTTAACGTAAAAATACAATCATATTTAGATTTAAAGTATTGTATAAATTCTATAAACTTAGGCCAGTGTGTTACTTCCCCGCCCATAATATGAAAATCAAATTTCTGTTTATTAGTGGTGGCTAGGTAGTGGTCAATGACATGGGACAAATTTTTGGTAAACAATTCGAACTCGGGAAACTTATGAGTGCCAGTATTACACCCATCAAAACAATACCAACATTTGTAATTACAATAGTTACCTAATGTTATATCGATTCTTAATACGTCTTCGGGCCAATTTTGCCTAACTTCTTTTATCTGCATTTTGGTATCTTGCTGTCTGCCGAGCTAACACAGCTAGGTGTAATACAGCGATTAGGTTCCTTAAATAATTCAAAGTGTTCTAACGTACCCAACGGCACATCATGACAACTATAACTTCTCTTGACTTCATTACCCCTAATTATAACACTTTGATATCCACTATTGCAACTCCAACCTTGGAATTTATTGAATCCAAAAGCATTAAAACGTTCTGCTTGATCAAAGAGATATTCTTGTCTTGTGTGATCATACAGTGCAATTTGATAAACTTCTTCACCTTGTGATGTCTGAGGAAACCCGGTTTGTAATAGGTCAATCATTTCCGCAGTATACCCATCTACCACTCGGCTTGCAGTAGGATCGCTTTGTGGTTTAAGGGTGACATTGATTCCTCGAGCATGTAGTCTAGCCATGCGTTCATATAGATCATAAAACTTGTCAGGAACCATTACTTGATTAACTGTGACATGCACACGTTCATATATCAACTGTAGACATTTATCCCCAAACTCTTGTTCTCGGGCAAACTCATCGTGAAAGCTGGCCGTGATACTTCTACGTTGTAACAATGCTGTGTTGGCACACCAGGTATTCCACCATTTACTCCCAGGCGATAAATTGGTTGTCATGTGTATGCTTTGGTAAGGACTTTCGGTTTCGTCCAAGTGTTTTATCAATTCTGGAAATTGTTTATAAGCAGTGGGTTCACCACCACTGAAGCTCCAATGGAATTCATTGAAGCCATTTTGTCGAGCCTGCCGTTTGATGTTGTCTATGGCGTTGGTATATACTTCCAGCGGTTGGTAATCCATTTTGTCACTGCGAGCATATGGCCAACAGTAGCTACAGTTATAATTGCAGAAGCGACCCAGGATCCAACTGGTGGAAAACAACGGACGATGCAACATGGTACGCTGTCCAAATCTTATAATGTTATCGAATGGTATCTTTGTGAAGTCTTGTGTCATGATTTGACAGTATTTAACTACAAAAGTCTTGACCTTTTGCGTTTGCGGTTATATACTGTATGTGTGGTCGTGAGTGGAATGGTATAC